GTGCCTTGCAGTAACGCACTTCAGAATGTGTTGTTTTGACAAACGCCACCGCACGCGCCCCGCACCGCGGGCAGCGCATGTACCGCTGCCGCTCGTCCCCAACGGGACGGCTGGACCGGGTGCGGAGTCGTTCACCGCACGTGCAGCGTGGTTGTTCGCTCATACGTTCTTCAGTCGCAGGAGAGCGGCCCACGCCTGGGCGACGCCCCGCAGGGCCGAACGCTCGGCAAGCGGGGCCGCCGGCTCCTTCGTTGTCTCCTGGCTGGCAAGCCACGCCTCGTAGCTGCGCTGGGCCACGGCCACGCTGCTGGCCGGATAGGCCGGGGTCAGCACGACCGACACGTCGGCCAACAGGCTCACCTCACGGATTTCACGAATGGTGCCCTGCTCGTCTCGGGACCAGCTGGCTCCCTTGCTCTCGTCCACGGCGAACGCGAACGAGCTGCCACGCAGGTCCCGGCGGCGGATGAGGCTGAGAGTGTCCCGGCCCACCTGCGTATCGGGCGGCGTCACGGTGTACCGCAGCCCCTTGTCGTCGCTTGACAGCTCGAGCGTGCCAGAGGACGTACGGCCAAGAATCAGGTTGCTGTCGTGGTTCAGCAGCGCGACCACGTCCTGCTTGCCACGCTGGCGGCTGAGGATCTGGTCGAACGCACCAGGCCGGATGATTTCACGAAACGCCGAGCCACCTTCCCGCAGCGGCAGGCTGAACCGGTTGTAAACGGCGGCGTAGCCGGTGATCACTTCCTGGCCATCTGACCGTTTTTCAATGGTCAGCTCGGCCTCGGGAAGCTCGTCAAAGTCCAGGCAGCGTCGCTCAAGTTCCATCGTCGGTCTCCTCGTCTGGCGTGTCTTCTGGCTCGTCGGCCGGCGGCGGCACGACCGGCTCCTCGGGCATCGGTGGCTCTTGGGCCGGCGCTGGCTCAGGCTCGGCCGCAGCCTGCTCGAGCGTGGTCATGTTCAGCGGCACGAAGTGCTGGTCGCCCTCGGGTCCAATCGGGTTGAGGTTCTCCAGCTCTCGCACCTCGTTGACGGTCATCCACCCGTTGGTCAGCGCCGAGACGTAGTAGGCCGAGCGGCTGGCGTGGTCGCCACGCAGCAGGCCCGACACGCTGTGCTCCGCGAAGTACCGCTCGTCATCCTCAATCAGGTCGCGACTGATGGCGGCTTCCCACCGCTTCAGGTGCGGCAGCAGGCAGTGCTGGACGAACTCCGTGCCCTGCACCTCAATGTTGCTGTACGTGCTGCGGCTCAAATCTTGAATCATGTGCGGAGGCACGCGGAAGGCGCGGCAAATCTCAAGCAATTGCCACTGCCTTGTCTCCAAAAACTGGGCCGCCTCATTGCTGCCCGTAAGCTCGTGGGCCTTTACGCCGTTGGGCAGGATGGCCGTACGAAAGGCCCGGTCAGCGCCACGGTGCATCCGCTCCCACTGCTCACGCAGCCGCTCGGCCGCCTCAATGGGGATCGGGTTATCCGACTCCAGCACGATGCCCGGCCGGGCTCCGTTGCCGAAGTACGTGCTGCCGTGCGTCTCCAACGCCTGGGCCAGGCCGATGGCATTGGCGAACGTCTTGTACGTCGGCACGGGCGTGAACCCGTCTTCGGTCGTGAATCGCAGGGCGAAGATTTGGTCCTGGCGGTAGATGGTCTGCCGGTTGCTGTCGGGCTCCCGGTACTTGTAGCGGAGCGTCCCGTCCTCGAGCCGCTCGACTTCCATCCGGCTGGAGTGCAGCGGCCACAGCTCTGACACCGGGCCACGGTCGCCGCCACGGATCTCGGCGTAGCTGGCCCCGTAGTGCAGGTAGAGGCCCGTCATCCAATCGCGAAACTCTTGGGCCGTCTGCCACGGGTTGGGCTGTGTGTGCAGCAGACGGTACAGCGGGTTCTCTGTCACCTTCCGCTTGCCGCCGTTGGCGAGCTTTTCGTACAGGTGCAGCGGCAGCGAGCTTACGGCGTCACTGATAACCCGGATGCAGGCCGTGTAGGCCGAGCACGCCATGCTGTTGTCGGCGTTGACTCGGATGCCAGACGGCGTCCGGTTGCTCGTGTGGCCGTCGTAGTCCCAGTGCCGCAGCTCGTGCATCCGGTAGTCGGTGAGGTTGCTCATATGATCGTGATGTTCCAGTCAGGTTCCGGTGCCGGCGCGGTTGCTTTCTGCCACAAGCCGATTGCCATGACGAGCGAAACGATGCCGTCGATGCGCTCCGTGCTGCGTGCCTTGCTGGGCTTGATGTTTCCTGCCGCGCTGTCGGTCTGAATCGCCACGTTGCTGGCCTGCCACGCCAGCACCGGATGGCCGCCGTGCAAGACCTTCCCGCTCACGACCCAGTTCTCAAACTGCTTAGACGGGGCCGAGAGCGAGCCGTAACCTTGCCGGTATTGTTCCATCTGCAGGCCATCCCCTTGCAGTTGCAGCCCAAGCTGAGCCGAGTTCCACGGGTCCAGACCCACGCCCCGGATCTGATATTTCTTCGCCAGGTCGTTAATGTCGGCCCGCACTTTGTCGAAGTCAGTGACGTTGCCCTCGGTCATGTGCAGGTGGCCCTGCCGGTGCCATGTGAGGTACGGCACCTTGTCCCGCCGCTCACGCTGGTGGGCGTTCTCTTCGGGAATCCAGAAGTGCGGCTCGACCCAAAAGGTGCCATCGTCCAGCGGGAACAGCAGCACCAACGCCGTGGTGTCAAACGTGGTGGCCAAGTCCAGACCGGCCCAGCACTCCCGGCCCTCGAGCGGCACCGGACAGGAAGCGTTGCCCTGTGCCCAGTGGTCCATGCGTAGCCAGCGGGTGTCCTGCTCAGTCCACTGGTTGAGGTACAGCTGGCGGAAGGTGTTCTCATACGCGGGCATTTCCACGGCCCTGGCACACTCGCTCCGCAGGAAGTCGAGCTTCACGCTCACGCCCAGGTTGGGATTGGCGGCGGTCCACGTCGCCTCGTCTTTCCAATCAGCCTTCGGCCCCGCGGCGTAGATGGCCGACAGAAACCGCTCATCTTTCACAGCCCCGGCCGCCACACTCTCGGCGTACTTCCAGATTTCCCAGCAGATGCTCTTGCGGTCGTAGCCGGCCGTGGTGATGTAGACCATGAGCGGCTGCGACCTGGCCCCCATGCTCGTGGCCATTACGTCCACCAGCTCGCGGTTGGGCTGAGCGTGCAGCTCGTCAAAGATGACGCCGCTCGGGTTAAGTCCGTGTTGAATCCCGGCCTCAGCGCTCAGGGCCTTGTACGTGGCGTGCGTCTTCTCGCAGACGATGGCCGAGCGGTAGACCTTGAGGTGCTGCGACAACACAGGCGACTGCTCAACCGCGATGCGTGCCGTGTCGAACACGAGCCTGGCCTGGTCACGCGAGGCGGCGCAGGAATACACCTCGCCGCCGGGCTCCGGCTCCATCAGCAGCTTCAGGGCCAGCCCAGCGCACAGCGTGCTCTTGCCGTTCTTGCGTGGCACCGCAAGGAGCGAAGTGCGGATCTGCCGCCGGCCGTCACGCTCGGCGAACAACGCCCGCACGTAGTCGCGCTGCCACGGCTCAAGTAGGAACGGCTGGCCACCCTTGTCGCCCTTGGCGTGCGTGAAGAACCGTTCGAAGAACTTCACCGCGCGGCAGGAGGCGCAGGTGCACTCAGCCGAACAAGATGGCGGCGTCTTCGTCGGTGGCCTTCGCTTGCTCAACTGCCGAGACCCTCGAAAGTGCCGACGCCGTCAGGCCGAACTCAGACGCGAACTTAAGCAGCTGGTTGCGGGCGTCACGCTTGCGGAGCCATGCCGGGTGATTACTCACCCTACCCTTGTCGTCCATGATGGTCGTGCCGTTGGCCTGGAGCTCGCGGTCAGCCGTCACCATGTCGGCGAACGAGTCACAGTAGGCCGCCAGCGTCTGCTGGTGGCGCGGGCTCATGACCTTGGACGCTTCAAGCATTGGCGCGACCCGGTCCCACTCGGCCCGTGCAATTTCGCACATCCACGCCGGGGCTTGCGGGACGCCCGGCGGCGCGTCAATCCCGGACTTGTGCGGCCCCCTAATCCGCGAGCCGCGAATCTTAAGGATGGCTTTAGGCGTCGGCTTCCTGCCCTTAGGCATGGTCAGTGCTCCCAAAGTTGCAATTTCGGCCCTGCGTACGGTGAAGGAAACCGTGGGGTTTGTATAGGCGCAAGCCGGTATGGCTAGGACCGCCCTCCCCCGCCCGGGTGGCCCGCCCTAGCCTCGGCTAGCGTCTTGCGTCCGTGGCACCGGATGCACAGCGTCTGCCCGTTAGCCACGTCGTACCGCGCGCCACCCTGTGCAATCGGCACTATGTGGTCCGCGTGGTTGGCCGGGTCGATACGCCCACAGTCCGCGCAGGCCCAAGCATCTCGGGTCAGCACAGCCTGCCGCCACTTGCGGTGTGCCTTGTCGCAATACCCACGGGCTGCCGCGTTTGGCCTTAGGCTCTCGTCTCGCTTGCGGCGGGACTTGGGCAGCGGCCTGTGGGTTGGAATGCGATGGGGCATCAGCTCTTCATGACGACCACGCCCGCAGTGCCTGTGCTGTTGGTCGTGGCGCTGACGATCTTGAGCCAGGGCAACGCGAACACGGCATCGGGCAGCGAGTAGGCTCGGCCGTCCGTGCTCGAGGGGGCCAGCGTCAGGTCCACTGCCGAGCCATCCGAGCCGTACAGGCGACGGAAGGGGCCTTCCGCTGCGGTAGCACCAAACATCTGCAGTGCCGTGGCGTTGGTACTGATGGTGCCAATCGACACCACAGCCCCAGCCATGTCGCTCAGGTTGATGGTGGTGGCCAGCGCGGTTGCCGTGTGCAGGGTGATAGCAACGTCACGCACGCGGCGGCGAATCTTGATCTCGGACATGGGCGAGCTCCAGGTGGTGGCACAGGTCAAAGCCTGCAACGAGGCCAATGCCTATAGGCTAGGCAGTGCAGGGGCGAGGCTTGCAGTTACACCTCGAGCATCTCCCCTGGGATCATGCCCCGTATCTCTTCCGCCAGCCGTGCCGCATCTGGCGTCGGCGACCCATGCTTCAACAAGCTGCGGCACCGCTGGTCGATGTCCCACAGGGTGGTCAACGCCTGGCTGCCCAGCCGTGCGGCGTCGAACTCGCCCTGTTCGTCGGGGAGGTTGAACGTGAGGGTGGCTTTCATTTGGGCTGTGTATCAGGAGTGATACGTTTCGCTGCACACAACATGCGGCTTTCTGCCATCTTCCGTAGCCTCTTTATCTAGTGCCGTGCGTTATCACGTTCCGCAGACACA